GCCAACGGAGCGAACCCCGGCGGGGTGCTTGAACACCCCGCCGTAATCAAACCCGAACAGGCAGACCGTCTGCGTGAAAGCTGGCGGTCGCAGTTCGGCGGCTCGAACGCCCACAAGGTAGCGGTTTTGGAAGAAGGACTCAAATTCAAGCAAATGTCCATCCCTCCCGAACAGGCGCAGTTCTTGGAAACCCGCAAGTTTCAAATCAACGAGATAGCGAGGATATTCCGAGTGCCGCCACACATGGTTGGGGACTTGGAAAAATCGTCGTTTTCCAATATCGAGCAGCAGAGCCTTGAATATGTCAAGTACACTCTCGACCCTTGGGTGGTGCGGTGGGAACAGTCGCTGACTCAGGCGTTGTTAATGCCAAGCGAAAAAGCGACCGTGTCCATCAAGTTCAACCTTGACGGTCTGCTACGGGGCGATTACCAAAGCCGAATGCAAGGCTACAGCGTCGGCATCCAAAACGGCTTTATGTCGGTCAACGATGTGCGTTCCCTCGAAGACATGAATCTGCTGACCGATGAGGAAGGCGGCAACTTGCACGTTCTAAACGGAAATATGGTCAAACTCGCCGACGTGGGCGCGGCGTACAAAACTACAGAAACGGAGGACACTTCATGAAAACAAACAAATTTTGGAACTGGGTACGCGACGAGACAGGCGGACGCACCCTCTACCTCGACGGGGTAATCTCGGAGGACACTTGGTGGGGCGATGAAGTAACGCCGGCTATGTTCCGTTCGGAGTTATTCGCCGACGAGGGCAACGTAACCATCTGGCTTAACTCGCCCGGCGGGGATTGCATTGCCGCTTCGCAGATTTATGCAATGCTGATGGATTACAAAGGCGATATTACCGTCAAGATTGACGGCATTGCGGCTTCGGCGGCAAGCGTTATCGCAATGGCGGGTACGAAAGTCCTTATGGCTCCCACGGCTCTCATGATGATTCACAATCCGCTGACCATCGCCATCGGCGACAGCGAGGAGATGCAAAAGGCGATGGATATGCTTGGCGAAGTCAAGGAATCCATTATCAACGCCTACGAAATCAAAACCAACCAGTCGCGGGTGAAAATCTCCCACTGGATGGACGCGGAAACATGGATGAACGCAAACAAGGCGATTGAACTGGGCTTCGCCGATGGAGTGTTAGAGGATGAGAAACACGCCAAACCCACTGAAACCTATGCTTTTTCAAGGCGGGCAGTCACCAACTCCCTGCTTGATAAGCTGGGGTCGAAAGCAAAACCCGAACAGCACACAACGCCGCAAGGCGTATCGGCTGAGTCGCTCGAAAAGCGGCTCGCATTAATCCTACACTAATTTTATGGAGGTAAAGACAATGAGTAAAATTCTTGAACTGCGCGAGAAGCGCAACAAAATCTGGAACACCGCTAAGGAGTTCCTCGACCAGAAGCGCGGCGAGAACGGGCTTGTCTCGCCGGAAGCCGCCGCCGAGTATGAAAAGATGGAGACCGACATGGTTAACCTCGGCAAGGAAATCGAGCGGCTGGAGCGCCAGTCTGCCTACGACCTCGAAATGGCGAAGCCAACGTCCGCTCCCATCTTGGGCGCTCCGGCGAAACCCGAAGCCGCTAAGACCGGCAGAGCAAGCGACGAGTACAAAGTTGATTTCGGAAACATCCTGCGCGGCAAACAGCCTATCAACAATGTGCTGAGTACATCTCCCGACACGGACGGTGGCTACCTCGTACCCGTGGAATTCGAGCGGCAAATCGTCACGGGCTTGCAGGAAGCTAATGTCGTGCGAGGTATCGCCAAGACCATCACCACGTCGGCGGAGCGTAAAATCCCCATAGCGGCTACGCACTCCACCGCCAAGTGGACGGCTGAGAATGCCGCCATCACCGAAAGCGCACCGACCTTCAACCAAAAGACCATCGACGCTTTCAAGCTGACCAACCTCATCAAGGTAAGCATCGAACTGTTGCAAGACTCCATGTTCGACCTTGAAAGCTATATCGCGGGCGAGTTCGCCAGAGCCTTCGGCGTCGCCGAAGAGGAAGCGTTCTGCGTCGGCACCGGCACGGGTCAGCCTACGGGTATCTTTACCTCAAGCGGCGGTACGGTCGGCGTAACGGCAGGAAGTGCAACGGCAATCAACGTGGATAACCTCATCGACCTCATCTACGCGCTGAAAAGCCCGTACCGCAGAAACGCCGCGTTTTTGATGAGGGACGTTACGGTGTCCTCGCTTCGCAAGTTAAAAGACAGCAACGGCCAGTATCTGTGGCAACCTTCCGTTCAGGCGGGTCAGCCTGACAGACTTTTGGGCTATCCGATTTATACTTCGCCTTACGCACCGGCTGTGGCGGCGGACGCACTCCCGATTGCTTTCGGCGACTTTTCCAACTACTGGATTGCCGACCGCATGGGACGCACTGTGCAAAGGCTAAACGAACTCTACGCCGGAAACGGGCAGGTAGGATTCATCGCTACCCAGCGCGTGGACGGTAAAGTAATCCTCGCGGAAGGCATCCAGCTCTTGAAAATGGGTTCTTAAAAATAACGAAGGGAGGCGACGGTGATGACGCCAACGGAACTTTTACCACTGGTTAAAGAAAACTTGATTCTCGCTCACAACGAGGACGACGCGCTGCTCCTGCGGCTCATCGCCGCCGCCGTGGACTATGCCGAGGGGTATCAGCACGTCCCTGTCGGACATTACGCCGAAAACCCGATGCTACCCTTAACCGAACAGGCTGTGATTATGCTGTCGTCCCACTTTTACGAAAGCAGAGACGGCAGCACAGGCGGATTATTCGCCGACAGCGCGGCGGCGGGTGAACTGGCGCGCGGGACTATCAATAACCTCCTGCGGCTTGAGAGGAGGTGGGGCGTATGAGCCTTGGCAAGATGAACACATTTATAGACATCGTCACGACAGAACCCGTGAAGGATGCGGACGGCTTTGCCACAAAGGGAGACCGTGCTATCGCTTCGGTTAGGGCATACAAAGAGGAACGGCACGGCAGCGAAAAGTGGGCGAATATGGCGGCGTTCTCTGCGGCGACAGCCCTGTTCCGCTTTCGCAAAATCCCCGGCGTAACGGTGGACACTACAATGACCATCCTTTGCGGTGGCGAGCGTTACCGCATCGTCAGCGCGGAGGACGTTCGCGGGCGTGGGATGTATATTGAAGTTATGACAGAAATAATCGAAGGGACGGTGAGGTAATTGGCAAAGGTTGAAATGAAAATGCCGGACGATTTCCTCGTAAAGCTGTCCCGCTTGGGAGACAAAACAGACGAGATTATCCCGAAGGTGTTGGAATCAGGCGGCGAAGTGGTGCTTGCGAAGGTCAAAAGCAACCTCCAGTCTGCCGTCGGACGCAATACGAAAATCGAGTCCCGCTCCACAGGCGAGTTGGCTGGTGCGCTCGGCGTATCAAAGGCAAGGCAAGACCGAAACGGAAACTGGGATGTGAAGGTTGGCTTCGCCGAACCCCGGCGCGGCAAAGGAAAATCTAACGCAAAAATCGCCAACATCCTCGAATACGGCAGGCACGGGCAACCGCCCAAGCCTTTCTTAAAACCCGCGAGGACGCAATCGAAGAACGCCGCCATCGAAGCTATGAAGCTGCGGCTTGAGCAGGAGGTTGACGGCATATGAGCATATTGCAGGAATTGAACGCGCTGCTTACACCCGTCCTCCCTGTGGAGACGGGTGTTTTTTCAGGCGTCCCGCCCGACGAATATTGCGTTCTTACACCACTCGCAGACAGTTACGAGTTGTTCGGAGACAATACGCCTTTAATCGATGTTTCGGAGGTTCGCATTTCTCTGTTAAGCAAGGGCAACTATCTGCAACGGAAAAATCAAATGTTGAAAGTTCTGCTCGAAGCCGAGTATACCATCACAGACCGCCGGTATATCGGGCATGAGGACGAGACGGGCTACCACAATTACGCCATCGATGTGGCGAAACATTATGAAATGGAGGAATAAAACATGGCTACTATCGGTCTTGACAAATTGTATTACGCGCCGATTACCGAAGCCCCGACCACGGGCATTGAGACCTACGGAACACCTGTAATGCTCGCAAAGGCAATCAGCGCGGAACTTTCCATCGAACTCGCGGAAGCGACCCTCTACGCAGACGACGGCGCGGCGGAGGTCGTAAAAGAGTTTAAAAACGGCAAGTTGAACCTTGGCGTTGACAGCATCGGACGTAATGTCGCCGCCGCTCTTACGGGCGCAAAGGTTGACGACAACGGCGTCCTGATTTCCGCTTCCGAGGACGGCGGCGCGCCTGTCGCCATCGGATTCAGGGCGAAAAAGGCGAACGGGCATTATAAGTATTTTTGGTTCTACCGCGTGAAGTTCGGCGTACCCAGCACCAACCTCGCCACCAAAGGCGACAGCATCACATTCTCAACGCCGACAATTGAGGGCATGGTGATGCGGCGAAACAAGGTTGACGAAAACGACAACCACCCTTGGAAAGCGGAAGCCGACCAAGACGATACCGGCTTGGCTCCGGATGTTATCACCGGCTGGTACACGAACGTTTACGAACCGGAATTCACGGAATCGGAAGGAGGAGAGACAGTTGGATAATGAGAGAAGCGCGGTTATAAACATCGGCGGCATGGCCTTTGAGTTGATACTCACTACGCGCGCCACAAAGGAAATAGCAAAGCGGTACGGCGGGCTTGAGAACCTCGGTGAGAAGCTGATGAAGTCGGAGAACTTCGAGATGGCGCTTGATGAGATTGTATGGCTTATTACGCTTTTGGCGAACCAATCCATCCTCATCTATAACCTCAAACACAAGGACTCGCCGAAGGAGCCGCTTTCCGAG